CCAGGACGGGGCATTTTGTGCTATTGGGTTGCCGGACTAGCCGGTTTACTATGAAGCTGATGGGCGAGTTCATTGAGTTCTTGGAATACATGAAAGCAGAACACGAAGGGAATATGTAATAAATGACACTAAAGCAGATTCAGAAAGACATTAACACAGCAGCACAGAAGATTATTGGGAAGTATTGCCATTCCTGTTCGACAGACATTTAGTTAAGCTCCCTAGATTCCTTATCTGAGTACCGCTTCTCAAGCTCTAGGACAAACTCGGCAATAAAGAACACCAAGACATCTATCGGCAGCTTGGACAGGTCATCCAAGTCAATCTCATGCTCACCTGCGTATTTACCACTCATTTTTCATTCCTTAGATGTTTACGTAGTTTTACAAAGTGTCTTTCAATATCTAGCTTGGCAGTCAACGGATTCTCATACTCTAAGAGCAGGTCATTTGAGATGCGCTCTAGCTGCTTGTACCAGGCTTGTGTTTTTTCAGGGTTCTTCTGCAAGGGATTCTCCATACTCAGAAGCCTTCTCAAGGCTGTCAAATGGGACAACAATGCCCGTGGACACGACATAGAACTTTTGTTCATATTCATATATCTCCACACACCTGTGCCGTTTGTGGTCATAGAACAGGCCTGCTATAAACCCACGGGTAATTACTTCCTGAGCAAGCCCACTATTAGTCATTGACCGTAACTTTGATGTAAGAGCTTCCCTTACCGCGATAGGATTCCAGGTCGGTGTCGGGGGCTACTTCCTTGACAATTCGGCGGTAATCTACCGAACCCTTTTTCTCAATAACAGATACAACGACATTACCAAAATGACCGCCAGTAGGATTGTTGGCGACAAGTTTTTCCTTAACCTGCTCATATTCGGCCTCAAGCTCTGCTATTTGCTTTTGAATTGTTGCAAGCCGTTCCGCAAGTTTTCTGTCGTCAGGATTGCCACCAATGATTGCCTTCTGGAACTCGGCAAAAAAGGCCTGTAGTTTCGGATAGTTTTCATTCATCCATGCGCTGTTGTATGGCACAAAGATGTGGCTAACATCACCATCAGCCTGAACCACGACAAACATAGCCCTATTCGCGCCAGTCACATACATCTGCACCTGCATCTGTGCGTAGTATTCCGGCATATAAAGCTCGTAGTTGTGGGCAGAGTAGTCCTGACTGAACGGGGCTTTGATTTCAAGCACGACTGAGCCATCTTCGCTGATGCCGTCTGGTGTTGGGCCCATAAAGCCTTTGGTAACGAATATCTGGCTTGCACCAGTGGCAATGAACTTCATAAACTCATTGGCATACTGCACGCCCTTGTATTCGTTATCACGACCGTGTTGGAATGCAGGGTTATCCTTGTATTCCAGTTGACCACGAAACGCCTTGACCATGTCGTTAAGAACTGCGTTTGGCTTTTTGTATTTGCCAAGACCCAGAATTGCGCCGACATTGCTTGCGGTAATATAATTTTTCCTGTTTGGATCGAGCATGACAGTTCCTTAGTTAATTTGATCGGCTTTAGACAGGGTGACCGACAATGCCCTGCGAATGCCTTTGGTGATGTTGCCACCGCCGATATCCTTAAAAGTCTGGAGATCTTCAGGCAACAGGCGAACAGAAGTTCGGTGCGTATACAGCTTGTCCAGAGTGAATTCAGAGACATCTACGGCAACAAGTGCGCGAAGTCCTGCCGTCAGCGATCCACTGCCAATAGCACGCAGTTGGTCGATTTCCTCGCAAGTCATCGTAAGATAAAAGTGTTTTTTGTCAGACATTGGTAATCCTTAGAATGGTACTTTGTCGCTGAACGGATCGAAGTTATCAGCAACGGCTTGCTGTGCCTTCGGGCTTGCTTGTGGTGCGTCTTTCTTGGAAGCCAACAGGGTGACATTGGCGTTTGCCAGTTCGAGCGTGTGTTGCTTCGTGCCGTCTTTGCCAGTCCACTCACGGTTGACGATCTCGCCACTAATGCCGATCTTGTCGCCCTTGCTGATGTATTCTGCAACGGTAGCGCGTTTTTCAAAGAGCGCGACCTTGATCCAAGTGCCGATCTTCTTGTCGCCGTAGCCAGAATCGACCACGACTGAAAAGGTAGCGACAGCCTTGCCGTCTTTGGTTTGGGTGACTACAGGATCACCGCCTACGCGACCAATACCACTGAAGTTGTTCATGCCTGTTCCTCAAATTGTTTGACACGGGTTATAAATTCATCAGTCACTTCTGACTGAATCGCTTTGGGCAGAGTCTTGTAGTAAGCACGACATTCCTCTGCGGTTTTGAGTGTCAGCAGTTTTGCGCTGACATCTTCAACTGATACTTGCGCTTTGCCACGCGAGTACGGATCTTCGATATCGACCTTCGCCCACAGTTCGTAAGCCAGACCGAACAGCAGTGCCGAAGCCAGACAGATACCGCGCCGATGCGTGTCAGTGATGTCACGCGCCGTAATCTGGTCGAACTGGATGGATGTGTTTTTGTGATCCATAACAGCCTGCGGTACGGTCGGAGTCTCACGACCATCAGCGTGACGGAAGCCAATCAGCAGATAGCCACCGACAGGCGCACGATGCACGATACCGCCGTCAGGCGCAGGCACAGAGAACGGAAGCCATTCTGGGGCATTGTCGCGCAACAGTTGCATGGTGCGTGACCAGTTCACATAGGATGCTGAGAATTTACCAGAGCCGATGGTCTGGACAAGATCAGGCGTTACAACGCCAGAGAGTTTGGGATACATGGTTATACTCCGTACTTGAAGTTGAAGGAATCACTAAATTCTTCTTCAGTGAATCCAGTTTCCGACATGGCGTAAGCCTTAGCTTCACTATCTTTTACATACGCGCTGAGAAAGCCGTAGATGGCTTTGCGGTCTTCAGCAGACATCGGTCGGTCGTTTTTGGTGACAATTTCAAAGCCAATGGAATTGGGCATAGCGGTAGTCCTGTTTGTAGGGGTATGTAATTATAGTTCTATGTAAAATCAGATGTCAAGCACTTTTTCCAACTAAATCTCAAAACTTGAGACGGCATATCTGAGTAGCGGATCAGGGTGGTCATCGACTTGTCCGTGTCCTTGCTGTAGACCGCATAGACTGGATCGCCGTACCTATCGACCACCTTGCCCTTGTCCACGACCAGATCGACCCAGACCGCCATCGATTTACGGTCTACAAACAGCCAATGGTCTACGCGCTCGAATACGACCATATCCTGCTTGCCGTAGATCCATCCATGCCGACCGTTTACATTCTGGAGTTCGATCCAAGTGTGTTCGTTTTTGTCGCGCCCAGATCCGACTCCACGGATCGACTTGATGTCTACTGACTTAGTCACGCCGTTTTTGGTTATGTAGTAATCGATGTGATCCTTGCGGTCTACTTCGATTGATGATTCTTCTACGGTGTAGCCTTTGGCTTTGGCAGTGGCAACAAACTCAGCTTCGACAGCCTGACCGCGCTCTTTGTCGCCGTGATACTTGCCAGAGCCGTAAGCCATTAGTAATTGTAATCCCGATGCGGTTCGCCAAGTTCTTCCATCCACCGATTGTAGGCTTTGCAGTTGTCTTCTACTGACTCACGCTCACTGGATCGGGCAGAGATCGATCCGTTATACATCCTGATGCGCAGATCGACTGGCTTGCTTTCTACTGAACGCGACTCAGGCGCAGGCTTGGTATCAAACTCATCTTCCCAACGCCGTTGATTCAGAAAGGTAGCAGGCATCGGCAGAAAGTCCATCTTGCCAGTGGCGCGATAGTGTTCAACGAATGCGCGTGACTTAATCATGATGGTGCTGAAGACTTTGTCTAGCTTCTGCTTATCCCACGCCTTACGCGCAGACTCACGCGCCTGCTTTTTCGGATAGCACGAATACCAACGATCGAAGTTCGATTCATTGGTCGGAGTAAGTTCTAGTGATTCAGTCATGGTGGTAGTCCTGTTTGGGTGTGCCTATATTTATACACCGACCAAAATTAGTTTGCAAGCAGTTTATAAAAAACTTTGTTTGCGTAAAAAATTTATGCATTCGTAGCTTTTGATAAACCATAGGGGGTCTATGATGCCTTAGGGTGATACGGGCATCTGCTCTTGCTTCATGGTAGTACCAGACCAGTCATTATCACAAACCGTTTTCGTAGGGGTATCTTACGCAGGATGGTCATCCTGTACCTTGTGCATCACCACTGACTGTGTTTTTTGAATCTGCGCCGACATCAAAGCGCAACTGATCTGGTAGAACTTTCTTGGCTTGCCTGCATTCCAGACAGCATAACTATCGTGAGCCGTGACGGTCACCATGACGGCGACTTGCATACAGTAATCGAAATCGTGTATGGTGTCCAGAATTTTTTCAGGGTATGCATTCTGAAGCGCAAAGAGTACGATTTGTGGCGCAAGT